AGGCTGACAAGCTTATTGATTCCCTAGCCCCTGCTACTGTGGCTAGACTGTTGAGGGTTGGTCGTGACAGTGGTATTGCTGACAAATGATTGACTTTAAGTACAAGCCTAATGGGGAAGTATTAAAGAGCTTTATGAAGGACGATACTTTTTTTCGTGGTATTAGAGGTCCTGTTGGTAGTGGTAAGTCTGTTGCGTGTTGCATTGAGGTGTTTCGCAGGGCGTTAGGTCAGGAGAAGTCTGCTGATGGAATACGCAAGAGTCGGTGGGCTATCATACGGAATACCAATCCCCAGCTTAGAACTACTACAATTAAGACTTGGTTAGATTGGTTTCCAGAGAATGAATGGGGTAAGTTTAATTGGTCTGTTCCTTATACTCATCGCATTAAGAAGGGTGATATAGACCTTGAGGTAATTTTTTTAGCCCTTGATAGGCCTGAGGATGTAAAGAAACTGTTGTCGCTAGAGGTTACTGGCATCTGGATTAACGAGGCTAGAGAGTTAGGTAAGAGTATTATTGATGCGTGTACTATGAGAGTTGGTCGTTTTCCTTCTATGCGCGATGGTGGCCCTACATGGACTGGGGTTATTGCTGATACTAACGCACCAGAGGAAGACCATTGGTGGCCTATTATGTCTGGAGAAGTTCCTGTTCCTGACCATATACCTAGAGAACAGGCTAAGATGTTAGTTAAACCTACTAACTGGAGCTTCTATACTCAGCCCTCTGGGATGGTTGAGGTTAAAGATGAGGACGGAGAAGTAGAGAACTATGCACCTAATACAGTAGCTGAGAATGTAAAGAATATGTTAAAGAGTTATTATCCTAATCTAGTACAGGGTAAAACAAAAAGCTGGATTGATGTGTATGTTATGAATAGACTAGGCACAATCCAAGACGGAAAGCCTGTATATTCTATGTTTGTAACTGACACACACGTTGCTAAAGAAGAAATCCCAGTAGCTGCTTCATTGCCCTTATACGTTGGTATAGACTTTGGGCTTACTCCAGCCGCAGTATTAGGGCAGAAGGTGCGTGGCAGATGGCTGATACAGTCCGAGATTGTAGCCATAGACATGGGTATCGTTAGGTTTGCGGAAGTACTAAGGGAAGAACTGGCTACACGCTTTCCTGACTGTCCTGATGTTCTTATTTTCGGTGACCCTGCTGGAGATTTTAGAGCGCAGACTGATGAATCTACACCATTCCACATACTTCGAGGGGCTGGATTAAGAGCAGTTCCTGCACCAAGTAACTCTGTTGACCTAAGATTGGAGGCTGTCTCATCACAATTAAACAAAATGTCCGAAGGAAAGCCAGCGTTTCTTCTAGACAGAAGATGCTCAACGCTTATAAAAGGATTCGAAGGTGGGTATTCCTACCGCAGAATGGAAGTATCTGGAGAAAGATACGCAGATAAACCAGATAAGAATATGTATTCACACATACATGATGCCTTACAGTACCTACTATTAGGGGCTGGAGAAGGTAGAAGTCTTATAAGTAACCAGAAACCAGCGCAAGCTACAGTAGTACAACGCAACTTTGATGTGTTCGCACGAACTAATAAGCCACGAAGAAGACAAGGATTGTGGGCTAGAATGTAATTGTGAGTTGCAAAATTTTTTATTCTGTGCTTACAGAATAAGTAAGAAATCTTAAAGGAGAAAAGTATGTGCTTCCCAAAACCAAAAGTAGACCCGAATGTTGCTGAGCTGACAAGACAACAGCAAGCTGATGCAGATGAGGCGGCAAGAAAAGTGCAGTTAGACATCTCTAAGCAAAAGCAAGAAGATAAAGATTTGGCTATTACAGATGTAGCAGCTAAAAAATTAAGAAGAAGAGGTGGCTCTGGCGGTAGAAGGCGTTACTCAATGCTTAACCCATCATCAGGAAGTACTTCTAATTTCGGTCAAAGGTTTGATTAAATGACAACATCTTATAACTTTAAAGCCTCATATCCAAAAGAAACTAATAATACACAGAAGGTAACATACAGGCTAAATAAAAAAGGTGTAATGATTGCTGTTCCAATAATTACAATTGGAAAATCAGCTGCAGATGAGTCTGTTAAAAAATTAAAAAAGAAAAGAAAGCCAATGAGTATTTGGGACGTAGGAATTGAACGTCAAAAAGCCGCAAGAAAAAGACGTACTCTATTAAATAAAAATAAGTAAGGAGATTATTCTTTATGGATAATACCAGTAGCTATGGCGACGACCCAGTTGCCAAGAAGTATATGGATAGATACACAAAAGCAAAGGTTCTAAGGGAAAACTTTGTGCCTTTGTTCGAGGAGTGTTACGAATACGCGCTACCTATGAGGGAGTCTTTTTATAGTGAAAGTATTGGTCAAAGAAGAGATGATAAGATATTCGACGAGACTGCTGTGGTGGGTGTACAAGAGTTCGCTTCTCGTTTGCAGTCTGGTATTGTTCCCAATTTTGCTAGGTGGGCTGACCTTGTGGCTGGTTCTGAGATTCCTAAAGGAGAGCGTGACCCAATTAACAACGACCTCGATGAAGTAACAGAGTATGTATTTGAGATAATACAGAACTCTAATTTCTCTCAAGAGGTGCATGAATCTTTTATGGATTTAGCTGTAGGCACTGGTGTACTTGTTGTTGAAGAAGGTGATTCCTTAAACCCAGTAGTGTTTTCTGCTGTTCCTCTGCCTCATGTTGTTCTTGATACTGGGCCAGATGATAAGATTGACCATGTATTTAGGGAAAGAAAGAAGATTAGGTTTGACCAAATACCTCAGTTATACCCTAATTCTGCTATGCCACCAAAGATTACTGACAGGATTAGTAACGCTGGAGACCAAACAACTACATTATTAGAGATTGTTTGCAGGGATTACAGTACTAAAAACGAAGAAGCTTACCTACATTACGCTATATGTATGACTACAAAGTGTGTTGTTTACTACGAAAAGATGTCAGGTGTAGGGTCTAATCCTTTTATTTGCTTTAGATGGAGCAAGTGTGCTGGTGAAGTATACGGTCGTGGGCCACTAATGAACGCTCTTAGTGCAATTAAAACTACTAACCTTACTATCGAACTTATCTTAGAGAACGCACAGATGTCTATTTCTGGGATTTACCAGATGGAAGATGACGGTGTAGTTAACGTAGATACTATCCAGCTAGTTCCAGGCTCTATCATACCAAAGGGCATAGGCTCTGCTGGATTGCAACCTATACAAGCCGCTGGTAACTTTGATGTAGCACAGTTGGTACTAAGTGACATGAGATTGAATATTAAACGTGCATTATACAACGACATGTTAGGCAATCCTGACAGAACACCAGCTTCAGCAACCGAAGTTGCAGAGAGAATGGCTGATTTATCACGCAGAATGGGGTCTGCATTTGGTAGATTACAGGCAGAATTAGTACAACCTGTGCTTCAAAGACTAATATATATCCTTAAAAAGCAGGGTAGAATAGAAATTCCTGTAGTAAATGGTAGAGAAGTTAAGGTAAAATCTATATCTCCACTAGCACAAGCCCAAGCAAATCAAGATATAAGTTCAGTATCTAGGTTCTTAGAGCTGGTTGGTGGTGTGTTTGGCCCTGAGATGTTAAACATGTTAATTGATGGTGAAGAAACAGCAGTGCATTTAGCTAAGAAGTTTGGTGTTCCTGATGCTTTGATTAGGGATGAAGAGCAACGTAAGCAAATTGCAGAGGCTGCGGCACAGATGGCACAAATGCAACAGATGCAAGGTCAGCCTCAAGGTCAACCAGAAGAACAGGAGCAAATGATTGCCCAGTAAAGTTAATATTGGAGTCGATGGTTTTCAAAGAGATACCAATAAAGATACACAGATAAGTAAAAATATAGCTTCCTTGCTAGAGTCTCCCACTGGCAAGGAAGTCTTAAAGTATTTACGCTCTATAACAATAGAGATGGTAAATGGCCCGAATGTTACAACTGAGGAATTGCGTCATTTGGAAGGTCAGAGATATATAGTTGGTCTTTTAGAGAGGCGCATACAACATGCACATAGGAAAAATCAATGAATGAAACATTATTAGATACACAAACAGAAGAAGTTGCAGAAACAACTGAGGCAGTAGAGCCAGTAGAAACTACTGACAGACCAGAATGGTTGCCTGAGAAATACAAAACAGGTGAAGACCTAGCCAAAGCTTATAAAGAACTAGAATCTAAGCTAGGTAATAAAGATGAAACTCTTCGTAAAGAAATAGAAGAAGAGTTTAATAGAACTAAGTATGAGAATCGTCCAGAAAACAAAGGTGATTACACATTACCTGAGGGCATAGACGAAGGTGAAGCTATTGAAAGTGAGCTGTTACAGTGGTGGTCTGAACATTCATTTGAGAATGGCTATGGTCAGGATGTATTCTCTGCTGGTATTGAAAAGTATATGAACGCTATTGCTGGTAATGAAGTTAACATTGACGATGAGATGATTAAACTAGGTGACCAAGCTTTAGACAGAACTAATGCAGCTAGTGCATTTGCTAATAAGTTTTTCCCTGAGGAGTTAATGCCAGCAATAGAGCGCATGGCAGAGACCCATGAAGGTATTGTTGCCTTAGAGCATATTATGGAAAACATGAAAGGCGCGTCATTAAATTCTACTACAGATTCAGTAGATAAAATTAATGAGTCTGATTTAAGAACTATGATGCTTGACCCTCGATACCACAATGTAAGTCAACGTGACCCTGCTTACGTTAAGACTATAGAAGACGGATTCAAAAAGCTTTATGGCTGATTGGCTTATGAAGCAGGGGCTTTTAACCCTAGTTCCTGCTCATATGAAACACGTTATTCCTCTCTCAGAAACACTTAGTGAAGAAAATAAGTTTGAGTTATCTCTATTTAACAGAGAACCTTTAGATTTCTTTATGGAATTTGTTAGAAAAAAGAATGTTTATGTAGTTGAGAAAGCTGATAAACCATTAGGCATTGTAGGTGTAGAGCCTGACGGCTACCAAACTGGGCTAATGTGGGCAATGTTTGCAGAAGATATGCAGAAAAATTGGTTTAGTTTTTTAAAAGCATCCCCAAAGTTAGTAGAATTTCTACATGGAAACTATTATAAACTTAATATGAACATATTAGAAAGCAATGAGCGCATAATACAGTGGGCAATTTGGCTTGGATTTGACGTTGATGTTGTAGTTGATGGAGAAAATATTAATTATGTTCATTTTGTGCGTTGCAATTTGTCAAAAAAAAATGTTTATAATTTAGAATCACGGCCTGTAATACATTGAGTAGCCCTTTTGGATACCTACAATGACCATGTGAAGCAGACACCCACGATATAAATAATTGTGCAACTTAATGAAAGGTAGCTGTAATGGCAAACTCAATAGACACAGCCTTCATCAAACAGTTCGAGTCCGATGTGCATTTAGCGTATCAGCGTATGGGTTCTAAACTGCGTAACACTGTCAGAACTACTAACGTAACTGGCAACATAGCAAGGTTCCAAAAAATCGGAACAGGTGAAGCAACAACTAAATCTCGTAATGGTATGGTAACTCCAATGGAGCTTGCCCACACAACCGTTGAAACAACAATGGCTGACTTCTATGCCGCTGAATACATTGATAAACTCGATGAGTTAAAGACCAATATCAATGAGCGTCAAGCAGTAGCTACATCTGCAGCTGCGGCTCTTGGTCGTAAGACAGATGCTATTATTGTTGCGGCCCTAGACGCTGGCGCAAACTCTACTCAAATACATGATACAAGTTCTGCTGTTCAAATAGCTGACTTACTATCATTGTTTGAAACAATGGGTGCGGCAGAAGTTCCAGAAGACAACCAAAGATATTTGGCAATGCATCCTAAAGGTTTTGCAGACTTATTCTTAATCGAAGAGTTCGCATCATCTGATTATGTAGGTGAGCAAAATCTTCCGTTTGCTGGTGGAATGACAATGAAGAACTTCTTAGGTCTTAATATTTTCTCAACCAGTGCAATTGCTGGCGGTAAAAATATGGCTTATCATACTTCAGCTATTGGTCTTGGTATCAACGCTGATGTTTCTACAGAGGTAAATTATATCCCTGAGAAAGCTTCTCATTTAACCACTTCAATGATGTCAATGGGGTCTGTTGCGATAGATGACAATGGTATCTACGAAGTTCTTGACAATAACGGATAGTAAAGAAAGGACTTTAAAATGGCTTATGGTGCATCTGGATTAACGCGCATGGCAGGGGGTGGAGGCTACAACATTTGGTATTATTCAAGTGTTGACGCTCTATCAGTTGTTCGCGCATCAGGTTACTTTAATGACGCAGCTGCAATGATGAATGTTGGCGACCTAATTGCTGTATATGATAACAACGCTCCAACAATAGCGTGGACTGTTGTTTTATCTAATACAGGTTCGGTAGTCGATGTTGCAGATGGTACTGCAATTACAGTAACAGATTCTGATTAGAAAAGGAGTGGGGGGTTTAACCGCCCCCTACACTACATATGGCAACACCAGCAAATTCATCAATAGATGTATGTTCGAGGGCTTTAATCCTAATCGGTGCAGAGCCTATAACTTCATTTGAAGACTCTACTAATGAGGCACTTGTTGCTTCTAATATGTATGAGGATATAGCAAGGGCGGCATTAACTAATTGTCGATGGCGTTTTGCAACAGAGCAGGCAGTATTAGGTTTACTATCTGATGCTCCTACAGGGCGATATGATGCCGCGTATCAGTTGCCGTCTAATTTAATAATGTTACATGCGGTAACTGTAGGTGACTATCCTATAGAGTATCAAACATATGGTGACAAAGTATTTTGTGATGCAAGCAGTAGTGAAGTTTTAATTGCTGATTATACATTTAGGGCAGTAGAAGTAGACTGGCCTTCGTATTTTACAATAGCAGTTGAATATACATTAGCTAGTATGTTCGCAGTATCAATAGCTAGAGATACAGCTATGGCTAATATGATGGAAGATAAGGCCGCAGTGTCTATGGCTAAAGCTAGAGCAA